CACCAACATAGTTGGCCATCGCACAATGGTCTTGGTTCTCTTCAATGAGAGCCTGAGTAAGTTTACCTGTAGAACAGCCAATGTCTACAACATTAGTCTCATCCTCTACAAAGTAACGTGAGTACTGTACCACATCATTAAGTAGATGACTGTAACCACGAATAGAATGTTCAATATGTTCATCGAAACCTTCCTCTCTATGTGCAAAAGTAAAGTCTGCCATTATATCTCCTTTAATACTTTATTGTAAACTGAATCAGCGATTGCCTTCATCATTAAAGGAGGCACCATTCTACCAATTCGTTCTGATTTTTGATTCCACTTACCAGTAAGTTTGAAATCGTCTGGTAACGATTGTATTCTTTTTAATTCACCAATAGTTAGTTTTCTGGGTTCGGCCCAGTGAAATGCACCAGCAGTTGTATCATTACTACCCATCGCAGTTAGTGTTGGGGCAGGTTGATACTGCGAAACTCTTTTAAGATTGAAGTGGTGTCCTTTTGGATGGTAGTCCATACCTGTCAAAACCTTTGGTGGATCAATCTCCATCTTACTACCTGTATCTTTCCAATATGCAGTTTTACTAAACTTATCTGTAAGATACTTTACTTCTTCTTCATCATATTCTAAATCAATCAGTGCATCCTTGAGAGGAACAACGTCAGGTAACTCTTGTGGGAATACATTACCAATAGTCATAAAATTTAGTCCAGCCTTCTCTGTGATATCATTACGAACACCAATAAAGAATACCCTTGTTCTAGTTTGTGATATACCAAAGTAACGACTATCTAATACCTTTGCAACAACGTCATATCCAATATCTTCAAAGGTATTCTGAATCTTATTGAAGTATTGTTTGGCCTCACCAATAGTCAATCCCTTTACATTCTCACCAATAATTACTTTTGGTTTGATATCATCTGCAACTCTTAGAAACTCAAAGAATAAGTCCTCAATATTTTCTACCATTTTACCATCAGAATAATTCTTAGTCTGGCCCCAACCATCAGAGTGTTTACCATCTCTAGAATGTGATAGTTTACCAGCGACTGAGAAGGCACTGCATGGTGGAGAACCGTCAAGAATGTCTAGTTCACCCACATCAAGTTTTGCAATATCTAAAAAGTCTTTACCAGATAGTTGTTTAATGTCGCCAGGCAAGATTGGGGTATCTGGATAATTTTCTCTATAGGTGTTCTGGGCTTCCTCCACGAACTCATTGATGCATAGAATCTTACCACCGGCAAGTCTATATCCTGTAGAAGAACCACCCCCACCAGCGAAAGTAGAGATGACATTGAACTTGTTTTGATTGGATGCATTTACTACATCTTCTAATTTGTATGGTTTATATTTCATGTAAAAAAGTCCTCCAAAGTCATTTGCGTACCATAGGAACGGTCGATGCTCCACCCAATCTGATTCATAATAAAAGTGAGAGGCTCAATAAAGGCCTTCTCAAACTGTATATCATAATCCAAATGTGAGTGAATGTCAAGTTCTTTTGGTAATTTAGTCATAAAAGATATGACGTTAGACTGCATACGATTGGGTGTACGCATATTAAGGAACTTGATTTTTTCACCCTCTTGGATTAGTGGATACTTGTTAGTCAACTTCTGTTGACGAATAAAGTGGTTATAAAGGATAACTCCTTTTATGTGCATGGGAGCGCCCTTTTTGAAAATGTTTGCACTATCACCCCATTTACTAATACCGTTTACAGAACGAGGGAAGGCAATATCTTCTGGAGGCAATTTCATAAACTCATCACGAAACTCTTGAATAAAGTTGTTGACATCCTTCTCTGTACCAGACATGATAATCTTCAGACATTCTTTAATCTTATCACGACAGGGAGCAGGGGTCGAACTCTTGACCGCCTCAATTCCCATAATCTTGAGTGACGGTTCTTTATACCGAACACCTTCAACATCCCATGCGTTCAGAATGTATCTTTTCTTTGCAGTCCAGATACCCTTGTCTGCAATAACCTCACGGGCCATTTGCATTTTCTGTGCATATGCATTTACATATGAAGCAAGAGCTTGATAACTCTTATTGATAAAAGGTTCAATTTTCTCCTTTGCCACAGTATCAAGGAAGTCCACGGCCCGCCCACGATACGAATCTTCTGATTCATCTGTTCTCTTTTTAAGCACCTTATCAACAAGTCTGTCAAAAGTAATGTATACCGAATCCGTATCCGATGCAATAACATAATCTTCTCCTTCTGTTTTCAACAATTTGTTGAGATACACATTGAGAGATTTTTCAATCCACCGAATAGACAACTGGCCAGACGTAGTAATCCCTTCTGCAATACGCAAGTCATAGTAACGAAACCATTCATTACCAATTGCACCATAGGCAGAGTTAAGAGAGATTTTACGAGCCATCTGAATGTTATTATACCTTGAAACATCTTTTAGATATTTAGCATCCTTCGTATCTTCATATTGTTGTTTTGCCTGCAACATCTTCTTTTTGTAGATAGTACGGTCATCGTACATCGACTGCATCATTTCAGGAAGAAACCCCTGTTTGTCTTTAGAAAATACTGCACAGTTTGGTGTGAGTGTTATGTTCCTTTCTTTCAAGTCAAAAGGAATCTTCTTAGCACTCAACAAATAGTCAACATCAAAACCATCTTCAAGTACTGTATAGAAATCTTCCATACCTAAGTCGAGCAAAGTCTCTGGTGAAATATTATACTGCATGATAAGGTGTGGATACAATGAGTTTAAGTCAAATGACATAACCCACTTGTGTTGTCCAACCTGTGGTTCTTTGACATATGCACCCACATACTTTTCACCCTTGGCCTTGTGGCCAACCTTCTGGGGAATGACAATCTTCTTTTTGAGAAGATGGTTATAGATAAGCACATCCCAATACTTCACAGAAGTAAAGGAGTCAGAGATATTGACTTTGGCCTCAAACGTCATAGTAAGAATGAGGTCAATTAGTTTCATCTTGTCATCAAGTCTATCGACAAGTTCAACGTCTTGAATGTTATAGTCGAGGAAAGATTGATAGTCTTTAGTATACCAATCACGAAAAGTCTCATAGGGATTTTCATCTTTACGTTCCCCTAACTCAACAAAGGCGATATGGTCAAGACGATAAGATTCTTGTGCAGAGTAAGTAAACTTACGATAGAGTTGAAGATAGTCAACCTCTTCAACACCAAGAATATCATACACTTGGTCTTTACGTCCATAACCAGAATTCACCATGCGAGAGTTTACAACACCCCAAGGTGAAAGACGTTTCATGGCATCTTCACCCATGACAGATTTAATACGGTTGCAGATATAGGGAACATCAAAGAACTCTGTATTCCAACCAGTAATAATGTCAGGGTAATCACTTTCCCACCATGCAAGGAACTGAGCCAGAAGTTCACGTTCAGTCTGACACTTGATGTATTGAACATCTTCTCTATCATTGTGATAGTCATGCAAACCCCAAACCTTAATACGTCCTGTATCATGGTTTTTAATAGTGATTGACAGCATGGGTTCTAGAGCCTTGTCGGCATTTGGAAAACCGTTCTCACACTCCACCTCAATATCAATTGTAACAATACGCATATGCGAACTGTCAAACTGTATTTGATTTGGATACTTTTCTGAAATGTAGGTATAAGGAAACTGTGTCAAACCATACACCAAGTGTGGTTGACTTTCATAGGTTTCAATAAACTCTTTGGCCTCTTTCATAGAGAGGAACTTCATAGGATTGACGTTCTTACCGTCTAGAGTTTTCCAACCAGTATCCTTTTGAACAGGTACATAAAGAGTGGGTTCGTACTTAACTTTAAAGTTAGAACGAACACCATTCTCTACTGCACGAACAAGTAGTTGGTTGCCCCACTGGGCAACGTGTGTGTAAAATCGCATAATGTAAATATATCACCATTTGGGGGATTTGTCAAGAGAAAAGGGGCATTTCACCATTAGAAAAATATTTATTAATCATGTCTAATCTATCATCTGCGGCAGCCAGTTTATCTAATTCTGCCATCACTGCTTCTGTAACATCTGAATGTTCACCAATACCAGCAGGCATTGTCTGGTATACTTTAATATTTGCGATATGAACTGCAATCTCACCTTCGGCTTGTTTTCTTGCAGCGTCAATCAATGCATCTCCAACTTTCATAATTATTCTCCTTCTGTTGTCAGAATATATTTCTTTTGAGGGTCTACCATCACGTTCATTGCTTTCATAGCAAACCGATTCAAAAGAACATCAGTTCCCATTTCACTTCTATCGTCTAGGCCAAACATGAACTGATAACTGTGGCCCATAAACTCTACACCTAATTCGACAACAGGTCTATCATCAATACCAGCGCCCGTCTTTGCCTTGTATGTTTTTACAAG